CAAGAATGTCTTGTTTTGATACGTGCCATTTTAGAAGAGTGTAAATTAAACCATAGTCATCAGCCGTAGCTGACATTCTGTCAAACTCATCCGCTCTAATGCCTATAGCCATTTTGTAATCACCATTGCTGAGGCCTAGCTCTCTTAGATAGGATCTGATGGGGTATTCTTTTAACTCTCTTGTGCAGTGAGATGCTTTGGACCAAGGTATTCCATATTTTTTTATGACATCCTCAAAAGGCTTGCCGTCTCTTGATGCTGTGTCAAAATTTACGACTTTAGCAGAAGTACCAACGCCTCTTTCGTCATTAACACTTGCCTCGATCCAGACTGTTTTAAACCCAAAATGATCGTCACAGTTTTTTACAAAATCGAGCGTTTTTTGATGTTCTTGTCCTGTGTTGGCAAAGATCACCACAACATCTTTCCAAGCGTCTTTCTCTTGTAGTAATTTCCAAGTCAGATAAGCGGATGTTCTGCCACCACTGAAGCTTATAACTAAAACTTTGTCCTTATCACCCATCACACCTCATACCAATCCTTTTCCTGCCACATAAGCGCTTCAGCTTCTCTGCGCCTTTCCAGTCCCGGTAGAACGACCTTCTCACCATTGACAGTGCCTTTGTTCCATCGACGTATTTGTGCTGGCACTTCATTGTATTTTTCTTCGTTTAGAACGCGCCTTAGAGTTGAGCTAGAAAGCGCTCCACTTCCAAGGTTGTACGTGAATGAAACTAAGGCGTCGAATTGATGCTGCTGTAACGGCACTTCGATTAACTTGTTTACATAACCTTCATATTCCTGCAGCTCATGATCTAGACGTTCTTCTGCTTCCTCAAACGTCATGGTGGTGTTTTCATCGACACCTTTTATAAAACCGTAGCCACAAGTCCAAATTCCTACAGCGTCTTTGTAAGAATGACAGATGCCATCCTTTTGCGGACATCCTTCAAACTTCTTGATAAGGGCTTTGCCCTCTTCACTAATCACTCTCATATCATTCATATTATTCTCCCCATGTGCCGTCGTCTTTGACTCTGGCAAGTTTCTTACCGCCAAAATATTCAACGGCATGTCCTTCGTTAACAAGTGTTTTGCAAATGTCAGCACCGTCTTGATCATACGGTATGCCAAGGATCCTGCCGTACTTGCCTTTGCCAAGCGACTTGATCTTGAATCGTCCAACGCATAACTCCTTTAGCCGATCTTTTGCAGCTAACCCTAATTTCTTCTCTTCTAAATTACGTGTGCGGCTCTCCGGGGTATCTATCCCATGAAGACGAACACGTTGCTTTTTTAAATTTACATCGAATCCAAGCCTAAGCGTTATATCAATCGTGTCACCGTCGATCACCCTTTCAAGCTCGGCCTCATAAACGTATGCTTCTGGGGCATCACTCATCTGGCTTCTCCTCTGTTTCTAAATCTTTATCTTGCTCCCTATAATACTCTATAATCGCCAGCACATTGGTAACGTATCTTTTAAGCTCTGCCATGTTCATGCTAAGGCTTTCATAACCCTGCGTTGATAGCGCATAGTAAGGTTCAGCTGGAGCCTTGCCATCTTTGACCAGCTGCAAATATTCTTCCATCACTTCTGGCGTAAGCACACGCCACTTAATGTCTTGCAGGTTCACTTCCAAAGGCATAGGGGGATGGTACATAGGAGCAGGCAAAGTAATTGTTTTGATCTCCACAGGAGCAGTGCGTGGTTGAAACAAAGAGCAACCACTGACAACCAAAACTAAGCTAATTACTAGCAGGTGCTTCATCTGTTCTCTCAAACATGTTTGGATCTGTTAATTCTAAAAACTCTGTTTTTACTTTAGCGGTGCCTTTGTTAATTATGTTTTCTATCAGCCCCGGCTTTGCCATTGCCAGATTGTTAAGGCTGTGGCGTTGGAAGGTATTTCTTAGTTGGTTGACTTCGCGCACCGCTTCTTGATTCTGCGCGTTGAGCTGATTGATTTGCTCTGTCGTTTCTTTCTGCTTCGCTAGGTAGTTGTCTATGCTGGCGTTTTGTTCTTCTATTTTACCTTCCAATAAAATTGCATTTGCTTTGAGCGTAGAGATTTCTTTCGCCTGCATTTGTACGAAAAACCATAGGCCGGTAGTTACTATCAGGAGTAATCCGGTAGAGACTGCTGCAAGTTTGAATCCCATGTGTATACGTTTAATGCCTCGCTTTTACCTTTCACTTTAATCGGTTCTAATGATTTTAACAAATATTTGCACTTTTGTGCAGTATTGTATCCAATTAAAATATCTACGCCTGCTTCCTTCGTTGCGCTCTCTAATCTGGCCGCTACATTTACAGCGTCACCGATAGCCGTGTAATCGAATCTTGTGTCCGATCCCATATTGCCAACCACTGCCTCACCACTGTTTACACCTACGCCGATAGCAACATGAACCGGAAGCTTTTCATTTAACTCTTTGACTCTTTCTTGTATGCGTATGGCAGCTGCGACTGCTCTATTTTCTTGTTCTGGAAGATCCAAAGGCGCCGAGAAGATGGCCATACAAGCATCGCCGATAAATTTGTCAATGCAGCCACCAGCACGCTGTATTTCTTCTACTTGGACCGTCAAGGTAGCATTCATTACCTCAGTAACCTCTTGTGGAGACAATTTTTCACTCAATGATGTGAAACCACGCAAATCGGTAAACAAAAATGTGCAATATCTCGTTTCACCGCCTAATTTCAACAAATCTGGGTCTTTTTGGAGCTGTTTTACCTGTCTAGGGTCCAAATAATGCTCAAATTGCTTCTTAATTAGCTGTCTTAGGCGGTATTGGGTGCGGAAGTTCAAATAAAACGCCCCTGAAGCTGCAAAAAACTGCGAAATCAGACTCCAAGTCACGTCTAGAAGCACTCCAGACTGTATGAGGTAAATCCCAGAGTACGCTGTAAGGCCAAATATGGCCAAAAATGACATTACACCCCACGTCACGCCAAGTTGCGTCACCAATAACCATACAAGAGCCACAGAAAGCGCAAAAATGCCTAGTTCGGCAGCAAAAGACCAATCTGGTATGCGTGGGCTGTCTTGTATCAATATCGATTCAGCCAGTGCAGCTTGTATTTTGTGTGGTTCTAGCAGTCCAACCGGGGTAGCTAGTTGTGGCATGATGCCCATAGCATCTGTGCCGATAAATACAAACCGCTCTTTGACGTTCATTTCTGATAAATTTGTTTGGTCGGTTTTTATCCAGCTGATCCACTTACGCCCAAGAGAGTCAGTAGGCACAGGTGGTAGGCCTTGCACTACAACCTCCTGTATGCCGTTCTGGTTGGTTTTTATGATGTAGGTGTCTGAACCTACCAGTGCCTTTAAAACTTCTGTGCCGAAAGCCGACACCCATCCATCGGGTGTTTTCATAAGCAAAGGCATACGCCTAACCAGCTGATCAACGTCTACTGGGGCAGAGGCAATACCTTGCGAAGCAGCGTTTCTCAGGATCTCTATGTTTTGCACTACGCCAGAGGCAGGATAGCCGCCAACAGGGTCGCCCATGATGACAGTGCCTACGGTAGCTGGGTAACCGCTACCGGAATTCTCGTACATGGCAAGAATACTGTTACGATCTTGCAAAGATTCTGCAAATTTTTTGTCACCACCCATCCGGTCTGGCTGTGGAAACGCAACAGTCCAACCAACACCAAAAGCTCCACGAGCCATCAATTCGGTTTGTATTTCTGCAAGTCTAGCTCTGGGTAACGGCCAGCCACCCTCACGCTCTATGTCTTCTTCCGTTATGTTAAGAACGGTAAAGTAATTAGATTGTGGTTTTTCAGAGACCAGCGCATCGAATGTTTTAAGCATTAGGATCTCTAAAGCGGACCACTGCATTATAAATGGCAGTGATAATACAAACACCACCGCTATAGTTTTGAGTGATGTCTTCATCCCTGCTTGATCTTTATCACGGAGCTGCCGCCACCGTTGATCGTAATTGTTTTACTAACACCATCTTGTATAAATATCACCGTATAAGCG